TGTAAACCATATTAATCGTCCTGCACCTGTTCGAGGTGCGGGGGGCCGAAAGGCATCAGCGACGTTGTCCCGTAGGGGACCGCGTGACCGAATTCTTTCGAACGTCAGAGATACTGGATTTGAGACATCCAATCTCTCTGACAGAATGTCGGCACAAACTTTCCTTAAGAAAGCCGACGCCGCTCTGATTGACACATTTGGTTTGATCGGGGTCCGGTTTGAGAAGTTTCTGAAGATAGGGTCCTTTGAGAATAAGGACCTAGGGAAACTGGTGAAGGAGCTGAAGACTTTTGTCTCTGGCTTCATCCCCTTCTCCCTCCATGACGAACTTCCTGTTGGTTTTGATATTAACGATGCGTTAAAGAAAGTTGACCGTCGGGCCTCAGACTGGCTCCGTGTCCGACTCTTCTCTAAGAGGAATCTGGACCGGAAGCTGGTTATCAGCTCTATGATCAACTACTCTAAACGCCTATTTCCGAGCTTGCCCAAAGGTATCGTGGACGACAAAGTCCGGGATTTCCGAGAGTTTGTGGGTACTGATGATACTGACGTTCTTCACGATCGTCATAACATCGAACAGGCCATTCTGGCCAGTATCCGTGAACTTCCTCGATTCCACGCTGACTACAGTCGCCCCTTCGTCCCTTCGACGGCCTCTTGCATCGAAAGACGCAAGGCCGATGGAGGTCTCGCCTCGCTCCTGATTGACCTCCTTGGTCCTTTAACCTCAACCTATCCCTGGTTGCGGCATATTGACCTTCTGGAGAATCTTGGAGAAGACTTGCTCTTCGCTAATTATCTTCCCATCTGGAATGAACTTATTCTAGGTCTTTTTGAGCTAGCCATTGAGTCTTTCCCGATCCAAGGTCCCTGGTTGCCTTCTATTGTTGAACCTAAAGGACTTGGTGAGCCTCTTAAAGTAAGAGTCATTACCAAGTCCCAGTGGGTTAATCAACTTCTGAAGCCTATCCAAGAGGCCTGGCATGGGACAATGCGACGAGAGCCAGTATACGAGTTGATTGGGGGTGCGAAGGTGACTGACGCTATAGCCAACCTCAGACTATCCAAGGGACAATCTTTTGTCTCTGGGGACTATGAAGCGGCTACGGATCGTATTCACCTTCACTACACCCTTTTCACTTGTAACTCCATGCTTGACCGCACCACTTTCACCTTTCCTCAGATTCTTGTTGACCAGTATGGACAACAGTGTCTGGAAGACTGGTTTCGGCGTTACAGTCTACACTCATTTGGTAGCATTTTTGTTGCCAATTCTCCCCTGGATACTGAAGCGGGTAGTGAGTTCCTGAGTTGGAACACACGGCTCCACTCCCAGTCCGGGGATAATGACACTAAGACTGTAAAAGAAGAAAATAAGTGTGTGCAGTTTACACAGGTAAAGCGGGGTCAGATGATGGGGCATATCCTATCATTCCCTCTCCTCTGCATCATTAATAAGTCTGCATCCTCAATGTGCCTTCCCAAGGATCGTTTTATCCGTATTAACGGTGACGATGTCCTTTTCCCGGCCTCCAAACAGGAGTATCGGTTATGGGAGAGAAATACGAGGCATGTTGGACTTAAAAAGTCTGTTGGTAAGAACTACTATTCCCGGAACATGGCAATGATTAATTCAGAAGTCTACACTTGGTCAAAACAGTCGAACCGTCTGGTTCGTCTGGTATTCCCTAATGTGGGCTTACTGGGTTATATTGCCGATTTCGTTGACGCAAAAGGTAGACAGGTCAC